AGCCAGATGCAGACATTATTTCTGTAGCTAACTGGCTAGAGACTAGCGCTGAGGGAAGAAAACTTCGTGCCCGTTTAGGTTTATCTAGAGAAGAATCTTTAGAATACGTAGGAACAGTTAAAGGTTTTATGGATAACTACATGCCGTCAGGCAGTGGTATATCAGAAGAGTTAGCGAAAAATGGTTTAGTAACACAACAATTCTTACGCGATGCTATTAAGAATCCAGACAAACTTCCTACCGTGCATGGTTTTCTACTTGAAGAAAATATAAATCGTCAAGGCGTTGGTATGATTAAACGTTTTATTAATAAATCATTTAAGATTATTGGCTCTATGCCTGAAGATGCCTGGGCTCGTAATCCATTGTTTGATGAAATATATCAACGTTCCGCACAAACACGATTTACCACCTATGAGTTTCTTAACAAGAAGCGTTTTACTGCTGATGAGTTTAACGAGATTGCAAGTAATATAGAAGCAGGCGCAAGGGCTGACGCACTCAAGGGAGTAAAGGAAATCCTTTACAACGTTGAGCGCCGAACAAATCTAGCTCAAGCTTTGCGCTTTATTTCTCCATTCTTTTCAGCACAAGAGAATGCAATCAAAACCTGGCTTAAGATTACTAGAGATAAGCCTTATATATTTTCCCGAGCTGGAGCACTATACTTTGCACCAGAGCGCTCAGGGTTAATTGTTGATGAAAACGGCGACCCAGTCCCACCATATAGCACCCTAAAGGGTGATGAAACAATATGGTTACAGGTGCCAGAATCTTTGAAAAAACTACCACTTCTTGGCGAGGGCCTAAAAAGTTTAGACCAAGTAGGTATTAGTAAGCGTTCATTAGATGTAGTATTTATGGGTAACCCAATTGCTTTAAGCGTAGGTCCTTATTTTACTATCCCTGTTTCACAGATAATGAAGCTACAACCTGAGTTGCAAGCTGTAGTTAGCTGGGCATTTCCATATGGTCCACCAGATAATATATATACAGAGATACTTCCAACCTGGGCAAAGCGTCAAGTAGAGCGTGCTCAAGGTATGGATAACTCTACATATGCTAGAATGTTTACTTCTATTTGGCTAACTGAACAACAAAAAGCTAAAGAAAATGGGACTCCGTATAAAACGGATATAGAAATAAAGAAGATGACTGATGCCCTATATAATACCCGTTCATGGGCTAACTTTATTCTTCCGTTCGCACCTCAGTTCCAGAGTCCTTATCGTATGTACATTGAGAAGTATCGTCAGTATAATGAGAACTATGGTCTTCGGGCAAACGAAAAGTTCCTAGAAGATTACCCTGAATTCTTTAGTTTTGCTTTATCATTATCTGAGAACAAGTACGGCTCTGCTTCTACGATGACAGATGTTAAGAATGCTAAGAGATATGCAGACTTAATCTCAGAAGTAAAAGACTTAAATCCTTCATTGGTTGGTTTAATTACTCGCGGTTCTAAGAAACCAGATTTTTCTCCTATTGCATACTGGTGGCAAGAACAGACTTCTGTATCACCAGGCACAGCAGAGAAATTTCGTGGAGCACTTGACCCAAAGGAAGCTATTCAACGTAACCAAGCCCGTGAAGGTTGGGTTAGATTCCGTAAGATTCAGGGCTATGTTGATTCACAACTCCGTAGTCGTGGCTTAACAACCGTTGATGCTAATGGAGCCGAAGACTTAAAGATACTAAAGACTGCTACTATTACAGCTCTTGCAAGCAAGCTTGACCCAGTTACTGGTAAGCCTACAGGTGAGCCTAGCGCTTGGTATGTAGATTATCTAGATACAGATGGAACAAAGACTATTAGGTTTGTTCAAGGACTACAGAAGATTGTCAGCAATCCTACCTTCATGAAGGATAATGCTGAGAATAATACTTGGAAATCCGTAATTGGTTATCTTGAAATGCGTGGGTTTGTAGCTTCTAGGTTAGCGATGCGCTCTTCTAAAAGTATAGATGCCAAAGAAAACATTGACTTGAAGATACTTATGTCCGCCGTAGCCCTTCGTCTTAAAAATGAAGACATAGGATTCTCTGACTTATACGATAGATATTTAGAGCAAGACCCTATATACGATAGATACTTAGGAGTTGGCAAGTGATTGATGAAGCAGCAATACTAGCGTTTATGGCAGCCATGGGCGTAACAAGAGAGCAGGCTATTGCCATACTTACCACCGCGGGCGCAGGAGTAAGCAGCGGCAAAAGTGTATACTTAGGCGAGAAGGTAACTAAAAAAGGCAAGAAAGCCCCAGCAAGACCGACTGCCCCTGGAGTTTCTGATTTAAAAGGTATGGGTGGAGAAGCTAAAATTGTAGCAACTAATACAAAATCTGCAGAAGAAATGTATAGTGAGTTCTGGTCTAATCCTAGTGTTCAGAATCAGGTTATGAGTTATCTACAGCTTATTGGCCGTAGTAATTCTGGTAAGCCAGGTGCTTATGAAATATGGAAAGATATTGTAAACCAAGCAGCTGAAATATATAGAGGTGGAAAAGGTCCAAAGATTACCCCATTAGAACTTCTTAATATGTCAATGCAAGGCGCTTCAGCAACTGATATTAACATACAACGTCAGATTCGTGAAGTAGACAAAGGAACTCTTGCTGAAGTTGCTCAAGCATTTGCTATCAAAACCAGGGGCAAAAAGTTAAATGATGTAGAATTACAAGAAGCCCTAGACATGGCAGATAAGATTATCCAAAAGGGTGTAGTGACAAAGACTGAAAAAGTTCGTAATCCTAAGACTGGTAAGCTAGAGAATGTATCTAAGACTACTGGTGGATTCAGTCAAGAAAAGTTTGAGTCTAAGCTTACACAGAAGTTTGAAGAAGAAACTCCAGAATTATTAGCACGTCGTCAGGCATTTGAAGGCCTCGACATATTTCAGAAGATTATGTCAGGAGGTATCTAGTGGCAAAACCAGGCGAAGGCGGACCTCTTGTAGATGACGGTGGATATACTGGACCTACTACTGCTGACACATTTAAGGCAGCAGCTTTAGCAAACCCTGAGATTGCTGCCCAGATTGAAATGCTTCAAGCAATGGCAAGCCTAGGGGATACCATGCTTGAGTCAGCCTGGAAAAAATGGGAAGCAGGCGACATTGATGGTATGCGTGCTGACATATTAAAGAGTAATTTCTACCGCAATAATAGTGCCACAGCCCGTGCTAGACAGATGGCTGAGCGTTCCCAAGAAGGTGCATATCTAGATGCCCTGAATAAATATAAACTAGCAACACGTAAAAGTTTAGTTTCTGGCGGACTTAAGATGGATGCTAAGCTATTTGATGGCTTAGCTAAGACAGCCTATAACTCAGGCATGGATGAGAATCAACTTAGACAATTAATTGTTAATTCTAATCTAGTAACTGGCTATGGGGGAGAAGTCCTTGGAGATACTTCAGACTTAAAATCTTATGCTAACTCGTTTGGCGTAATGCAATATTTAGATAACAAATACTGGGCCCAAAAGTCACAAGATTTATTTTTAGGAAACACTACTACTGAGGATATTCAGGACGAGGTGCGTAATCTTGCAGCTAGTGCATTCCCTGGATATGCCGAACAACTAAGAGCTGGAATTTCAATTGACTCATTAGCCTCTGCTTACAAAGGAGCTATTGCTTCAGTTCTTGAAAGAGATGCAGACTCTATAACTTATGATGACCCTCGCCTGCGCTCTGCTTTACAGTATGTAGATGCTAATGGCAAACCATCCGTCAAGCCATTATGGCAGTTTGAGAAAGAACTACGTATGACTCCTGAGTGGGAAAAAACTAATAATGCGAGAACTACTATTGATAATCTTTCTTATAAAGTACTTACAGATATGGGGCTTGTATAGTGGCTGAGAAAAGAAATCCTACTAAGATAGCAGTAGAAGAATTTTTAGAAGAAAGAAATACAGCACCTTCTTTTGACCCTGCTCGTTTTCGTATGGGAGAAGAAAAAGATAGACCTACTCCTTCTCGTGATTATGATACTGAGTCAGCTGCCGCAGCAAAAGAAGCAGAAGCTGCACTTGCAGAAGCAGAACGCCTTGCCCGTGAAGCCCGTGAAGGTGAAGCTAGAGCAAAGATTTTAGCTGATTTAGATGCTTCTGAAGCAGCAAGAAAAGCAGCGGAAGCAGCAGCAGCTAAAGCAAAAGCTGATGCAGAAAAGGCAGCAGCAGAAGCGGCTGCTAAAGCCGCTGCAGAACAAGCTAGACTTCAAGCAGCATTAGATGCAGCGAATAAAGCAGCAGCAGCTGCAGCAAACAAATCTGCAGCAGAAAAGGCAGCAGCAGAACTAGCAGCAAGAAATGCTGCAGCAGCATTGGCTGCTGCTAACGCTGCTAATGCAGCAAGTGGCAATTTAAATGTGGCTGGTAATGTATTTATACCAGCAACCCCTGCTGCTGGTGGTATGGGTGCTTCCGATATCTTGGCTAAACAATATGCCGAGGCTCAAGCCCAGCGCGAAAAAGACCAGCAAATGCAACGTCAGTCTATCATGGATATTCTTACTGATAGATTTACAAAATATAATCTTACAGGGCTTTTGCCCACAATTAAACGTCTTGCTCAAGAAGGCGCAACTGAGTCAACAATTACCTTTGCCTTACAAGAAACAGAAGATTACAAACGTAGATTCAGGGCAAATGAAGAGCGTATAAAGAAAAACTTACAAGTCCTTACACCTGCTCAATATCTTAATTTAGAAGATAGTTATCGCCAGACATTACGTGCATATGGGTTAAAACAATTTGACACAGATGATTACGTGTCTCAGTTTATTAGCAATGATATGTCCCCTGCTGAGTTATCTCAGCGTGTTGTTACAGCTGTTCAACGAGTACAAAATGCTGACCCAGCCATTACCAAGACTCTTCGTGACTTCTATGGTATTGGACAAAATGATTTAGTTGCTTATGTTCTTGACCCAAATCAACAGTTGCAGAAGATTGAGCGTCAAGTAGCAGCGGCTGAGATTGGCTCAGCAGGCCGACTACAAGGTATTAATGTTGGAGTACCTGTCGCTGAGCAACTTGCAGCACAAGGCATTACTCAAGCAGAAGCGCAACGTGGTTATGCCACGATTGCTGATATCCTGCCTACGGCTGAAAAGCTTTCTGGTCTCTATGGCAAAAGTATGGAAACATACGGACTTGCAGAGGGAGAACAAGAAGTGTTTAACACGCTTGCCTCAGCACAACGTAAGCGTAAAAATTTAATTGGTAGAGAAATAGCTGAGTTTAGTGGACAGTCTGGCGTAGGCAGAGGTTCACTAGGAACAGCAACAGGCGGACAATACTAGAATCCTGAGCGGACCCATCGGCCCCGCCAGCGTATTAGACCGATAGCAAGAGCCAACCTATTTCCCCGAATAGACTTGAGGCTTGCGACTAACAACGAATAGAAGGGTGGTTGCTATGAGCAACAACTACTGGGATGATGAAGAAGACGATGACCAAGATACTCAAGAGTATACAGGCGACGGCAGTGACTTATTAAAAAAGTTACGCAAAGCCAAGCGTGCAGACGAAAAGAGAATCAAGGAACTCACTGAGCAACTTGAGGGTTTATCCAAGGTGCAGCGTGAGCGAATTGTCAAAGAAGTCCTAGCAAAAAAGGGTGTCAATGAGAAAGCCGCACGCCTTGTGATGAAAGACTTGGATGATGTTAACGAGGAGTCAGTTTCTAACTGGCTCGATGATAACGCAGACTTGTTTGGAATCAAGGTAGCGGAACAAGAAGCACCAGTAAGTCAGCAGGACCTTGCACGGCTTCGCCATCAAGATGTCCTGACACAAGGTGCTTTGACACCTGACAGAGGGCTAGATGTAGAGCAACGCATGAAACAAGCTACTTCAGCGGAAGAGCTACTATCTATACTTCAGTCACAACAATAATCCGTTCATAGTCAAGGAGACTAAAACTAATGTCACAATTTACATCAACCGCGAGTACATCTCTCGGTGGAACAGTTGGTGGCGCAGGTCTCGTACAGAAGGCGTATGACCGTCTTCTCGAGTTCGCTCTCCGTTCAGAACCACTACTTCGTTCTGTCGCAGATAAGCGTCCTGCCCGTCAAGCAATCCCAGGTTCAACTGTAGTGCTACAGCGCTATGTTGATTTGGATGCAAAAACTTCAACACTAACAGAGACAACTGACCCAGATGCAGTTGCTCTAACAACTCCAACATCAGTAACCATTACTCTTAACGAGTATGGTAATGCTGTTCTTGTTACCCGTGCTCTTGAGTTATTCTCACTAGCAGACGTAGACCCAGCAATTGCAAATATCATTGCATACAACCTTGCTGATTCTATTGACAAAGTTGTTTCAACAACTCTTGTCGGCGGAACTAACGTAATTTATGGTGGTAGCACTGCTACAAGCACCGCAACAATTACTGCAGCCGCAACAATTGATTCAGCAGACATCCGTAGGGCTGTCGCTAAACTCCGTGCTAATAAGGCCAAGGCTCGCCGCGGCTCTTACTACTGGTGCGGTATCCACCCAGAAGTTTCCCACGACCTGCGTGCAGAGTCTGGAAACCTAGGCTGGAACTTCGCTCACATCAACTCTGACCCAGCCGTTAATAACGTATGGGCTGGAGAAATTGGCGATTACGAAGGAGCATTCTTTGTTGAGTCTTCTCGTTTGCCAAGCGCTAAAGATGGCGCAGACCAGTCTGCTCTTGCTACAACCACAGTAACCGTTGCAGGTACAGCAACAGGCTTCACCTTCGGTGTTGCTTCTTCTGCTGTAATTGCAACCCGCGCTGAGGTTGGCGACAAGATTTCTGGAACTGGCATTGCTTCTACAGCAAAGATTTCTGCTATCAGCACTTCAGGTTCAACAACTACATTCACTGTAGATGTTGCTAACACTGCTGCTGTAACAGCAACTACTGTTGTAACTGTAACTCCAGTAACACGCGTATTTGATACTATCCTCTGCGGACAGCAAGCACTTGCTGAAGCTGTTGCAGAAGAGCCACACATTGTTATCGGAAACGTAACCGATAAGTTGATGCGCTTCCGCCCAATGGGTTGGTACGGCGTACTCGGCTTTGCACGTTATCGTGAAGAAGCACTGTTCCGTATTGAATCAGGCTCCTCAATCGCAGCTCTCTAGTTGATTGACTCTGAAGGGTAGGCCTAGAAACCTACCCCTTGGGGTGAGTTCATTAGGAGGACTTATGACTGAATACATTTTCACAACCCCTGTGGCCGAAGAGGGCCCAGCAGGTAAAGCCCGCCTATTCTACTTTTATAAACTTGACAGGGGCATTACAATAGTACTAAAGCCTACAGGTGGATACGCACAGGTTCGCTACCCAGTCGATGGTGACTTGAAAGCATTCCCTAAAGTATACGCAGGTGGCTATAACCACACAGTAGATGATGCTACTAAGGCAGCACTAATAGCTGGCGGTGTAGGTGTCACAGAGGATAACTTTACAGCGATATGAAACATTGGGAACATCACCCTGAGCCAGTTGAAGGATGCTTTGGCTGTAAGGGTTTGAGTATACAGATGAACACTGGTGATGCACATAGCCAAAGGTCTATGCCAACTAAAGCATTTAACAAAGAATTGGATGCTTACAAAGCGGCAAGAGCCCAAGGTATCCAGCCTGCTGGAACTTCTATAAAGAAGATTCAAGAGGCAGTTAAGGCTAGCGAGATACTGGGTAAACCTTATGACTCTAGCAAGATGGCACCAGCAAAACATATAAATAAAAAATCAGCAGCAGTACTTAATCAACTAGGAGCATAAAATAATGGCAACATATGCAGAAAAAGAATCCCAAAGCGCTTCAATGAGAGCACTTAAAGGTGGCGCAATGGGGTATGAAACAGCAGCGCGTAAATATGTAAATCAGGGACTTGGAAAACTTGGTCTTAAGCCAAGCGAAGAATCTGCGCTTCGTAAGAAGTTAATTCCAATTATTGCTCGTCAGATGGGTTCAGACCGCAGTCGTACTGCAACCCGTGCAAGAGGAATAGTAAACAGAGAAACAAAAGCAAGAATAAAAAAAGCCAGCCAATCTTTACTAGGAGAATAAAATGCCAATGCATTATGGAAATGAAATGAAAGCCAAGTCCAAGGGCAAGATAGCTAAGAAGTCAGACAAGAAGATGGCTATGAAGGCTGGAGCCAAGAAGATGGCTATGAAGAAGATGGGCAAGAAGAAGTAATTATGCCAGGTAGAATTAGTTCAGGCAAAACAGCCCAGCAACGGAAGAAAGAAATTAACGCTGCTGAAAATGCTGCAATAGCAAAAGCCGAAGCAATGTTTGAAAAAATGATACAACAAGGCAAAGTTAATCCAAGCAATATAAGAAAAATTAAAGACCAAATCGCCAATAAAACTGGCGCTTATCCAATGGGAAATTACGGAGATTAATTATGGCAAAGAAAACAGGTAAGGCTAATCTTGGTCCTGAGATGGCCAAGAAAGCATATGAAGCAAAACTATCTGAGCGGGTTCCTTATAGCCCTGAGTGGGATGGTAAGCCTATGAAACAGAAAGAAACTTGGGATAGCACAAAAGTTACAAAAGTACCAGGTAAAACCCGTATAGGTGGTTTAGGAACAGGACGTCCAGCCCGTGGTGGTATGGCTGGCGGTGTCGGATTCCCGAATAGCGCAAACCAATAATGGCTAAACCAGATTGGTTCCAATCATATGATGGTATGCCAGAACCCATGCCTAGCCCTACTCCAAATAAACCTAAACCAAAAAAGAAAACCCCTGGTTCAAAGGTAAAACCTAATAAAGGTGGCGTTAACCCTATGGGTTATACTCCTTCAATAGGTGTCAGTGGAATGTCTTTTGACCATAAGATGAGTTAACAAAAGAAAGGTAAGTAAATGGAAAAGAAAGTACAACGAGGTAAGGCTTATACAAAGTTTGGTGTAAAAACAATTGGTGGTAGTGCAGATACAACTGCTGTGCCATCATCACCAACCATAAAACCTAATAGCCGAGGCTTCGCTAAGATGCGTAATGATTTTGAAGACCAATCAGGTGTCGGACCAGTTTATCGCTGGACATCTGGCAGATTTTCTCGATAACAATGTCATCGGGACAATTGAAACCGCACTACGGTTTTAACTCTGTGCAAATCAGAGATGGATATGTAGTGCGGTTAAACAAGAATGGAACAGTAAGAGCAGTACTAGGAAAGTATGGGGAATATGGCAAGCAAAGCAGACCCAAGGCTTAAGAGGGCTGGCGTAGCAGGTTTTAATAAACCTAAGCGCACCCCTGGACATCCAAAGAAGTCACACATTGTAGTGGCTAAAGAAGGCAGCCAAGTCAAGACTATTCGTTTCGGCGAACAAGGTGCTGAGACTGCAGGCAAGCCTAAGGCTGGCGAAGGCGAAAGAATGAAGAACAAGCGTGCATCATTTAAGGCACGCCATAGTAAGAACATTGCTAAAGGCAAGATGAGTGCCGCTTACTGGGCAGATAAGGTGAAGTGGTGAAGAAGAAAGCTAAACCTAAGTCTAAGGTTAATGAGGCTGGTAACTACACCAAACCTGGTATGCGTAAAGCACTATTTAATAAAATTAAAGCTGGCTCCAAGGGTGGAGACCCAGGAGAATGGTCTGCTCGTAAAGCACAGTTACTTGCTGTGCAATACAAGAAGGCAGGCGGAGGCTACAAGTAATGGCACTGGCTAAATCACAGAAGTCTTTAAAGAGTTGGACTAAGCAGAAGTGGAAAACTTCTGATGGCAAACCTTCTAAGGGTAAGAAGAGATATCTACCTGAAGCAGCGTGGGCTAATCTAACTCCTGTTGAGAAAGCTGCCACTAATAAAGCAAAAGCCCAAGGTAATAAAAAGGGCAAACAATTTGTTAAACAACCAAAATCGATAGCAAAGAAAACGGCTGGGTATAGATAATGGCAACAGGTGTAGCAGGTAGTTCATTCACAAGCGAACTTAATCGCTTGGCTAATAGTGGGACATATCCAGTATTGACTTCATATCTGACTGCTACTGCTGCTGCTAACTCACTAGCAGGTACATCAGGTAAGGCGCTTATAGGCGCCCTTAATCTAGAGGCAGATGCAACCCGTCAACCTAAAGATTTCAAGGCCTTGGGTGGTATCTGTAATGAACTTGCTAGCACTACTAACCTTTCACCTCTAGCAGCCTTAAGGAGTATTGACGTATGACAACACTAAGTGAAATGATTGATGAAGTCATTATCAATCTTTCAGGTTATACCTATCAGCAGGATAGAAGTACACACCTTACTGCTGCAGTCACAACATTAACTTCCCCTAGTTCTTCGCCAACAATCTTGAGCCTAGGCTCCACCGACTCCGTAGGTAAAGGTGTTATAGAGGTAGGCGAAGAGTTGATGTGGGTTGACTCATTTGACCGCGTTGCTAATACAGCAACTGTTGCGCCCTATGGGCGTGGCTATCTAGGAACTACTGCTTCAACTGCTGCTGTAGATACTAAGGTAACAATCTCCCCAATATTTCCTAGGTATGTAATCAAGAAGGCTATCAATGATACTATCAGAGCAATGGGCTCACAACTTCTTGTTATAGGTCAGACAACCTTTACATACAATGCAGCCGTCACAACCTATGAATTAACTGATACTAATGGTGACCCACTTAATATTGAAAACATTCTAACTATGTCTTGGCAAGATATTGGCCCAAGCAAAGAGTGGATAAACATACGCAGATTTACATTTGACCCTAAGTCTGAGGCTGTAACGTGGGGCACAGGCTCCCAGACAGTTACCATTGGAGATTACATAACCTCTGGTCGTACCGTCAAGGTTAACTATATCAAGCAACCATCAGCCTTCACAGCTTCTAACCAAGTCTTCACAACCCAGACAGGATACCCTGAATCAGCCAGAGATGTGGTAACCCTCGGCACAGCATATAGACTTCTTACATATCTTGACCCAGCACGTGCTTCTCAGATTAGTCCACAAGCTGATGAGATTGACGCTAAGCGTCCATTTGGTTCAGCCAATACCGCAGTCCGACAAATATTTTCACTTTATCAACAGAGACTTAGAGAAGAGATACTATCATTTCAAAGTCAATATCCAGCTCGAGTTCACTACAGCCGATAGGAACATAAATGCCAACACGTCAATACTCGTCCCGTAGCCAACAGTCAACACTGACTAGTGCTATTACCGCAGGTGCTGCTACTATATCTGTAGTATCAGGCACAGCCTTGCTTGGTGGTGTAACAATCCCCGCAGGTAGAACATATACATTAGTCATAGACGTTGATACTGCCCTTGAAGAAATTGTAGATGCTACGGCGGTATCTACCAATACCTTTACGATTACCAGAGCCATTGATGGCTCATCTGCACAGTCACACTCAGCAGGTGCCGTAGTAAGACATATGGCTATCGGTAGAGATTTCCGTGATGCCAACCTACACACCCAGGCTGCTGCCTCTTATAATGATGGCGCAGGTAATGCCCAGTCAATGCACGGCATTGCATCTGGCG